GGTTTGAAAGATTAAGGGTATCGAGCAGGGTCGATATCTCTGCAATCCTATTGGCGAAGCTGAGTTGAGCCTGAACCGCCGCAAATTCGTTGGACAGGGTGATGTTGTCTCGGATGCCTTCGGCCAAGTCCCCGTAGGTTTCCCGGAGCGTGGCAAGAGAGGGCACTCCCTGCTGACTGATACCTTCGAAGACTTCCCGCTGGGCCTGAACCTGTTCCCGCGTGGTCGTCAGGCCTATCTTATCCTGTTCCGTAAGTGCGGCCTGAGCCACCGCCGCCCGCTCGAAAGCTGCGGCATTAGCCCCAAGCTGACCTTCCAGCGTAGCTAGGCTTGCCTCAAGACTTGCGACGGCCTTCGCGCTTCCGATGTTGATACCCATAACCTGTTGAGCCTCAAGCACGGCGCGGGTCGTTTCGATCAGATTGATGATATCGTTCTTGTTTGTTTCCAGCGTGGCCTTAAAGGCGTCCAGATTAGCTTGTGTCTTCTGCTCATTGAAGAGGTTCAGCGCAATATCGCTTTCCTTCGATGAGTTCACATAGTCCGATAGCGCGTCCTGAGCGGCACCCAAGGACCCCTTTACGTCCTTCATAATCGTCAACAGGCTGGCGATAGCCGCTACCGCTGCGACAACCGGGATGGCCCGGAGAGCAAGGCTAAACGCTTTTACCGCCACCCCGGCCCCGGCATAGGAGGCCGTGAGTGTGAGTATCCCAGCCCGAGACGCAGCCATGATCCCCTGACCTGAGGCCAACGTGCTATAGAATACCAAGAAAGCCGTGCGGGCTACGGCCATAGCCGCTGCGACTGAGGCACCGAACCCAGTAAATAGCGCCGCCGCGCCGGTAAACTGACCAATGACCCCCAGAAGGTTGACCATAATTCGGAAGAGAAGGGGGATCGTCTTGATTGCAAGGACGCTGATAATAATGATTATCATGTCGATATTGTCTTCAAGGAATTCCAGAGCACTGGCGAATTTTTCGACTGCCGGGACCAGCACGGTCAGGAGGACAGCGCCAAACCTTTCCAGCACGGCCAACAGACGGGACACCGCTACCCCGAGCCGGGCATCCAGATTGTCTGCGACCTTCTGATAGGCTTCGTCGGTGGCCCCGGCCTTTTCTGCGAGGTCTTTCAGAACGTCGGCAAACTTGCTACCGGCCCCGCCCGCGAACGAGAAAGCTACGGTGGCCGCTTCGACAGAACCAAAGAGGGCTGTAATAGCATCGGCGCTGCCACCTGTCTTGTCCACTACATCGGCTAGGAACCCAGACAAACCTTTTGCTTGGATTGCTGCCGCGTTAAATTCCAGTCCGAGGGCCTTGGCGGTCTTGGCCGCGCGTGATCCTTCATCCGAACCGGCCTTGATCACTTCCGAGAGGACAGCCCTGATACCACGGGCTGCGGTGGCAGTCGTAAGACCTTGTGTCGTCAGTGCGGAGACAGCGCCTACAAGTTCATCGAACCCTACACCCGCCGCCTTGGCAATGGGGATAACCGATCCAAGCTGGGCCGACAGTTCCCCAACGGTCGTCTTACCGGCCTTCATACCCACGAAGAGCGCGTCTGAGGCCTCTTGAACAGTAATCACGTCCTTCCCATAGGCATTGACCACGGTGGTCAGGATATCGACCCCTGTGGAGACTTCGGTGACACCACCGATAGCCAGCTTGTTGGCCTGTTCAACAATCTCAGTAGCCGCCCCAACATCAGAAGCGCCCGCAGAGATAGCCTGATAGAACGCCGTTAGCTGGTCTGCGCGTGATCCTCCAAAGACCTTGACCAGATCGTTAGATGCAGAGGTCAGGGCTTTGATCTGGGTGGGCGTCCCTTTCAGAAGGGTCCCAACTTCCGCCAGCGAAGCCTTGAATTCCCGGGCGCTGGTAATGCCTTTCTGGAACAACATGCCAAGGGCTAGGCCCCCTATAAGGCCAGCGATGCCCTTCATCGTAACCTTGAGGGCCTTAGCTGCTAGGGTGGTCTTGTTGAAAGAGGCGGGCAGGCGTTTAGCCATACCCCCCAGCTTATTGGTTTCAGCCTTGGCTTTCTTCGCTTCGGCGGCAAGCTGTTTCGTGTTCTTCCCGGCCTTACCCATATCGTCGCGAAATTGCTTCGTGGCGCGGGCAGCTTCGTTTTTCGCTTTCAGGATAAACGTAATGTCTTGAGACATAATTTCTACCGCCTTTTGCCCCGGCCTGTATTCGAGCCGGAAGTTGATCTGCTGCGTTCTGCCTTTCTTTGCTCAACTTCCTGTAAGCGTGCGCGGCCTTCTTGAATTCCGTGTTCGACTGAGGACATAAGAACCGGGAAACCAACGGCTTGATCTAGCAAGCCACCAGTTTCAGGCAAGATGCCATGCGACCAGTGCAAATGCAATGAAAAGCCAAGACCCTCTATCTCAGGGTTGTCCCTAAAATACCTGAGAGGGCAGGTAAATAGGGGCGGGTCCCCGGGGAAGGGATGGGGTTGCATTACAGGCTTGTTGCATCCCCACTGGCTTCGGTCGTCTCGGGTACAGGTTGAGCAGTTTCGGTCGGGGTAGATGATGCGACCAAAGACTGCTCTTGAGAGTTTTTTCCCTCACCTGCCGGAACTGTCGCGTCAGACATCACCTGATCCGCGATTTCGTCAATCACGTCGATGGGTATCAGGTCCAGCAGATCGTTCGGAACCACGTTCTGTTTGCGCCCGCCGCCTACGTCCATCATGCGGAATTTGAAACATACATCATTGCCGTCCGGGCCGATGAAGTTTGACCACCCCTTGAGGCCCCTGCGCACCGCTTCGAAGTTCATCTTGGAGCGTTCGATCCGGGTGTCGATATTTGTTTCATCCGAGGCTTCGCCGTCAGCATCACCTGTATCAAGCGTTTCCTTGTTGAAGCTGAATGAAGTGGAACTGTCCCGGATAGCGCCTTTATCACGCGAGGACAAAATGCCGATCTGCCAGATGGTAGGGTCGCCATCGGTATCATGCTTTGAAGTAAAAGGTCGGGTTTTCCCGATGTCGAGGGCTTTGATAGCCATAGTCATGTCTCCTGTATTCGGACGGCGTAGTTGTGCCACCGTCAGGAGAGTTGGTCAAGTGATCTTACGATCACGAATAGTAGCTGCCCCGCTCATGGTATTCGTTGACCATATGCAGGAAGGCGGCGCGTATAATCCGTCTGCTTCTGAAAACAGCGATAGAGGATACCACCGCCACGAACATAACTAGCGCGTCCAGCGCGGCCATGGCTATCGTCGTATGCTCTATGGGGAGTAGGACCACCAGCCCAAGGTGATGCAGCCCGCCTGCGATAAAACATACCTGAAATAGCTTTGCTAGCGGAGTAAACCCGGTGGCCTTCACTACGCCGCGATACCACCGGTATATTTCATAAGACAGATGAAAGCACACGAGGGTTATAATTCCGTTGGACAGGAGCCATACAAGGCCCAGTCCGTTTATACCTAGGCTTAGGTCCAAGGGGGTCATTCAATTACCTCAAAGAAGTCTGATGGTTCCACCTGCACATTGGTTTCCCCGGGGCAGTAGGACCGGTCGGGGACCATCGTGGGGACATAGGAATAAAACCCGGGCCGCATACCCCTAGGAAGACCAACCCGAACGCTCACTATCTGAAACCCGAAGGAAGGTGGCGTTTGGCTGGCCCGCGTAGTGTAACCATATTCCGTGGCTAAGCTGTTGCTTGCTGAGTCCCAGAACTGGACGTTAACGTCCGTGGGGCAGTCAGAATTTCGGCGGACCATATACAGAGCCGTCATAAAGTCCCCGGGCCGGAACACACCGTCCCCGACTACCTTTCCATTGCCCCGTATCTCAAGGAAGGGCCGGGGTTCTGGTAGCGAAGACTGTAGGAGGTCAAGGCGGGTGTTTATGCCGTCCATGCCAGTCTTTAAATCTTTCAGCTTGGTTTCAAAATAGACATCAGCCTGTGGCTGTATGACATACGTCCATAGCCCAGCCCATAGGACGGCAAAGGCGATCAGGACCCCAGCTACGTTACGAGCCGTCGAGCCTACTATTGACCAAAACTGATATGCGTCGAAGTGGTGGCGTTCTTCGGGCGGCATGATGCTCTTTCTGCGTAGCTAGGGGTGAGGTCTTGCCCCTCACCCCTTATGTCTAGGCGTCCAAGAATTAAGTGAACAAGATTTCAAGTTCGTCATTGCCGTTCAGACGAGCAAGCGAACCGTCGATGTTGAACACTCGGATGCTGTTCCGGTCAGCATACGACATGCCCGTGATTTGCTGGTTGGGCGCATGAAACAAGACGATGTTACCGTTGACCGTCCCATGGCGCACCCACCACTCCACCGAGGTCCCGTTTTCGAGGTAGGACCAGATGGGTTCGACCGCTGCCAGAATGGCTTCCGGGTCATAACTGATCGTAGGTGCACGAGCCGTAAGGAAGGCCCCTTCGGTCGCGCTCTGCGCATTGATGCAGTCTCGGATGCTGATTTCGTTCGCCATGTCCACAGACCACGTAGAGGCGCACAGGTTGCTTTGCTTGGCCCCGTAGCGTTGGGCGACGGCCAGCGCGGCATATTGAACCTGAACGGGGTCGGTGTCCTCATAGGTGCCCGTCAGGGTCGCAGCGTCCACCTGATCCACATAGGTCCCTGTAAAGGTGAAGTCGAAGGTCGGGAACTGGCCCACCTGAGCATTGACCACAACCGTCCCACGCGCGCCGATAAGACGGTGCTGGATAGATTGGCCTGAGTCGTCAGGGTACTGCATGTCGATGGTCACGCTGTCGATATTGTCTGACTTCGGCTTATAGAGGTAGCCGATGGGGCGCAGGTGTATCCAGTACACATCGCCCGTCGCAGGATTGTCCCCTTGGAAGTCGGGTGTAATCGCGGCGATGGTGTTGCCCGCGTTGTCAGTCAGTGTGATTTCCGTGCTATCGGTCAGAATAACCTCATCCGTATCGGTCAGAGAGACCGCGCCCAGACCCCCGGTCGAGACCGTGGCCTCACTTGGGGCTTCGAAGGATGCGACGGCTACCCCGGTGGCACCACCAGTCGTGATCGTGCATTTAACCTTGAGATAAACGCCGCCGGTATAGGGGGTAGTGGTTCCGATAAAGTTCATCCGCCCGGTGTTCGCCACGGCAGGGACCGTGCGATAGACGTTTTCAACGGCGGTGTCGATCTGAGTTTCGGAGAACCCGCAGGCTTCCAGCAGGCGACCAACGCGGGGTGCGACTGTGGCCCCCGTATTGCCGTTGCTCTTGACTTCCAGAGAAAATGTCATGCCACCGACTTTGCGGGTCACGAGGCTTTCAAACGGGGAGATATCGTTGGCAACGACTTCACGGCGCTGCGACGTGATATCCGGGGCGAATTCTGGATTGATGATTTCGAAAGCGTCTGTCGCTGGATCGAGCGTTTCAGCCATGTTGAACACGGCTTCGGTCTTGGCAAGAACCAGACCACGATTGAATTGGATAGTCATTTAGGAGCCTCCATACTGCACCGATTTGGGTAAGTCTCGAAGCCTCCTGCCGCGAGTTGGTTGGTGTGTATGATAAAGGC